TGAAAAAGTCCAGAAGCCATGCGGGTTTCTGGACTTTTTTCTTATTCTGCGGTTTTGTACGAAAATCGTAGTTCAATACCGTTTTTGAGCAAAATCGAGGTGGTAAGGCCATCTTTTATACAAAAGTTTGAGACCGTTTCGTTGAGGAAATCCTTGACGATTTTGGGGTCGATCTTGCGGATGAAACGCTCGTAGTTCACATAGCGCTTATCCAAGAGCTGCTGTGTCAGGATGAACTGGCTGGCCTTCTGTATGAATGCCTCATCGGAAAGCGACAGGTCGAAGGCATTGGCGATGTCCAGCTCGTTGATGCGGGAGTCTACATCGCTGAGGGCTTTTGTGATGCGCTCACGCTCAATGTTGAAGTCTTTGCTTGCCATCTCGTCATCTCCGTAGAGATAGATGGTCTTCAGGCGGTTGAGGGCGCGCTCAAGCCGGCGCTTCTCGGAGAGCAGCAGATCGCGTTCGCTCAAGTCCGCACTGGACTCCGTGGCCGCGATGGTAGGAGATTCAAAGCACTTCTCGTCAAAGCCGCTGCGCAGGTGGTTGTATAGTTCTTCGAGGCCCGGACGCTCGATGTGGTCAACGCGGGAAAGCGCTTCGCCACGCAGCAGCTTCTTCTCCAATGTTTCGATGGATGTCGTTCTGCCGAAGGAGTTGGATGCTTTTATCAGGTTGGCGAAGAAGTTCAGTACGAATGGGCCGAGGGTCACATCGGAGACATACTTGTTGGTGCAGTCCTCGGATTTGCGTCGCCGCGAGCAGATATACATAGACGGTCTCCAGCCGTCTGCCCGGACTTTATCGGTGGTTGCAGCCATCGTGGCACCGCAGCAGCCGCAGGTGAGCAGCCCAGCGAAGACGTGGACGTTTTTCCGCTGATAGGTAGCATTCTTGTTGTAGCGCTTGCTTTCCAGAATGACACCGACAGCAGCCTGTCGTTCAGGGGACACAATGGCCGGGTGGTGGTTCTCGACCAATACCCATTCGTCCTTGCCCTTTTCGCGGAAACGCTTTGTGTTGGACTCGTCGCGGTAATTGTACCGATACGTTCCAGAGTAGAATGGACTGGAAAGAATCGTGTGGACGGTGGTCGGACTCCAGTCGTTTCCAGCGCGGGATTTCAGGCCACGCTCATTCATAATCCGAGCAACCCGGACAATGGACTTTTCGGACTCGTACAGGGAGTAGATCAGACGGACAATTTTGGCCTCGTCCTCGGCGATGGAGAAGGTCTTGCTCTCTTTGTCGTAGGAGTACCCGTAGGGAACCTTGCCTCCGTTCCAGATACCATCATTGGCGCGGGACACGAAGACGGCGCTGACTCGCTCAGAGGTCGTTTTGCGCTCCAGTTCCGCAAAGATCAGGATGATTTTGAGCATGGCTTCGCCCATCGCAGAGCTGGTATCGAATTGTTCGTTCTTCGACACGAAGACCACGCCAAGTTCTTTCAGCTCGGCGTACATGACGGAAAAGTCCAGAAGGTTACGGCTGATACGGTCGATTTTCCAGACCAGCAGGTGAGAGAATTCGCCGGTCCTCATTCGGGCCATCATCTGCTGATAGTCTGGACGGTCGGTATTTTTGGCAGAGTAGCCTGCATCCTCGAAAATCACATAGTCTGAGATTCCGAGGGCGTATTTTGCATAGTTGATGAGTTCTTCTCGCTGGACGGGCAGACTAGCCCGGTCAACCTGATACTGCGTTGAGACTCGAACGTATATGGCGGCTTTCTTTTCCTCAAAGCGTTGTGCCGCCTTCTTCGTCACATAGCCCATTGCGAAACCTCCAGAAGATAATGATAGCTGAAGAAAAAGCAGCTCCGTGCGTAGTGCGGGGCTGCTTTTCTGTTATGCACAAAAAAGAACGCTAAGAATTATGCAAATTGTCGGGATGGGGGAGGGGGGTACACATCCAGCGAATGGATAACGGCATCTCGGATGCCGCCATAGTCAGCGCGGTATGGCTCCAACTTTTGTAGCATGGTGAGAGAGATGGTCTTTTGGGGGCCACACTGTTCGTCCAGAATATGAGTCGGTACGATGTAGAAGTCCCATCCATCCAACACCAGCGGGTCGGCACGCTCGCGCACGGTCTCCGTATATAGGCAGAACACATACATGTCAGATTGCCGCTTGACCTCCTCGGCATAGCCGTTGATGGAGTCCCATGCTCTTGTTGGGCGGATGCTGAACTGGATGTTGGACAGTCGGCCGTCACCCTGCCACCATGCCTGAAGGTATGCGCCGCTCTTGACCTCGATACGCACTTCATCGCGGGCCTCGCCGTTGTACTCCCAGTTGTGGGGAAAAGAGATGTCGTAGGGAGTCCAGTCATCGTTGGTTCCGCTCAGATCAACGCCCAGTGCGGCCGATACGATGAACTCGCAGTAGGAGCCTCGTAGGGTGTTGTTGAGCAGGTCTGATGCGTTCCAGCGCCAGTAGTCCCCCAAGGATTTGCCGATGGGTATATCATCGAAGACGATAAGCTCGTCCCCGGTACGTTGCTTCGTCATGGTTTTCATCTCCTCGAAAAGTCAACTCGTATTAGCCTACGTCGGCTTTTTCCTCACGCTGCATGGACGTTATGATGACCCGCTGTTCCGGGGTCATGTAGCGGTCAAGCAACGACCACAAAACCTGCCGGTCTGCGATGGACGCTTTCTCGTAGCAGGCGACCAAGATGTTGACGTCGGGCGGTGTGCGGCCTGCAGCGGGCAGATCGGCACCGACCAAAACGTCCAGCGTCACGCCCAGCACAGAGGCCAGCTCCACAGCGGTCTCGATGTTCGGCGTTCTATCGCCGGAAACATAACGTGAGATGGTAGTCTCCGTCGTGTTGATACGTTCTGCGACAGCACGCTGCGTGAGGCCGCGCTTGTCGATGAGTTCCTTGAACTGTTTGGCGAACATGGCTTTGCTGTACATAGTGATACCTCCCAATGTAGCTTACTTACCAAGTTTATAACATACTTGTCAAAGAGTAAACAAAACTTACCAAAATTATCATTTTAAGATTGACATATACCATATTGGTAAGCTATAATGAAGACACGGAAAGGGGGTGAGCAGATGAATAGCTCCAAGCTCAAGGGCATCCGGGTCGAGAAGGGAAAGACCCAGAAGAACATGGCCGAATTGATCGGCAAATCGCTTGTTACCTACTCCAAGAAGGAGCGCGGAGAAGTCGAGTTCTCCAATGAGGAAATGAGCATTGTCGCCAAGGCGCTTGACCTGACCAGCGATCAGGTCAACGCTATTTTTTTCGACGACAACTTACCGAAAAGGTAAGTATACGCATGGCGGTTTGCTGATGTCTAAAGTATAACGCATCAAGGGGGCAAAGAAAATGGGACGCGATGCCGCAAAAGCCTGTGAAAACCAGTGCTTCCGGTGTAGAAAAGAGGCCGCAAAGCACAACGATAAGCTCGGTAGCCGTGAAGGCGCTGCGGAACTGCTCGGAATCTCGGTTTCGAGCCTTGCGGATTACGAGCTGGGCAATACGAAGGTCATCCCGGTGGATAAGGTGGTGCTGATGGCAGACATCTACAATGCACCGGAGCTGATGGCGTGGTATTGCTCGTCGGAGTGCCTTATCGGAAAGAGCCTCGAAATGCCGTCCCCTGAAATTGCCTCGGTAGAGCGTACGACCATGAAGCTGCTGAAGCAGCTCCGGCAGGGTGACATCGAGCAGGTCAAAGAAAAGCTCATCGACATCACGGCAGATGGCATCATCTCCAAGGATGAGTGGGCAGACCTGACAGAAATTCTCGACTACCTCGACGGACTGATTCGGGCGGCGCGGGAACTGAAGCTCATTGGCTCCAAGCTCCTGAATGGAGGTGCAGACGATGGCTGACCTCCAAGTGCTGAAGAAGCTGCTGGCGGAAGAATATGGCATCACAACAGCAAGAGAACTCGACGAAGCCATGAAGAAAATCGGCGGATTGAATATCGGCGTGTTTGCATCGCCGGTAAGAAAGGATGGAACGAAACATGAAAAAGTACGCAGTATTGCACGAGCCGAGTGACATCGTTACGCTGGCCGGAACCAGATTTGTGGTGCTGGATGTTGAGCGTCGTGGTAGCCTGCCGGACAGCCTGTTCCTGCTGGCGCTGGAATCGGTTGGTGCTTCTGAATTTGGCAGCTCCAACAACTACGCAGAGAGCGACCTGAAGAAGGCCGTGGACAAGTGGTTGGAGGACATGGGCAAGAGGGGCCTCGACAACGCCAAGCTCATCCCCCGCGAGATCGACCTGACCACGCTGGACGGTTCCGGCTGCTATGGGAAGTTGTCGGTGAAGGCTGCGCCGCTTACGCTGGATGAAGCTCGCGAGTACGCTGACATCATCCCCAATGCGGAGCGGTGGTGCTGGCTGGCGACCGGTTGGAGCGGTCCCAGCAAGTCGGACGGTGATCTCGCCCTGTGCGTCGGCTCCGGTGGCGACTGGGTCTACGACAACTGCTCCTACTCGGGCGGCGTCCGCCCCGCTTTGAAAATCCCCTCTGACCTCTTGCTTGACTCTGCGGACAAGCCCGACTTGAGCGAGGTTCAGACCGATACGTTGCTCGAAGAAATCCGCCGCAGGGTCGTGGACAAGGCATGAGCGCCGATAAGCTGACGGAAGCGCGGGAGGCAGCGGAAAGCTCGCTGGGGTTCAAAATCCCGGATGTGGTCGCCACCAGCGTTCTCTGGTATGCCCGGCGCAAATGTGAGCTGGCAGAGCAGCCGGAGAGCTACCTTCCGCTTCTGTACGAAACCGAGCTGACCGACTACTATATGCGGTTAGCAATCAACCTGAAGGGAGAAAAGCAACGTGAGCAACGAATGCGAAATTCCGCAGTTCCCGGAATTGACATTTGAGGAAGAACGGCATCTCTACTACCTGAACGGGCTGGAAGTACCCAGCGTGACCACCCTGATGAAGCCGCTGTCCAGCGACTTCTACAGCACGGTGGACCCGGAGGTTCTGAACAAGGCCGCAAAGCGTGGCACGGCCATCCACAATGCGGTGGAGAACTACGCCAAGTTCGGCATTGAGGACATTCCGCCGGTGTATGCCGGGTATTTTGCCGGCTTCCGGGAGTGGTGGGATAGCCGCAAGCCGGAAGTTCTGGCGACCGAAACCAAGGTCTACCACAAAATCCTGCGGTATGCAGGCACGGTCGATCTGCTGTGCATCATCGACGGCCGGTTGACGTTGGTGGACTATAAGACATCTGCGCAGGTCAACCGCAAGCTCTGTGCAGTCCAGTTGGAAGCCTACGACAGGGCATGGGAGAGCCACGACATCAAGGTCGATGACCGGCTGATTCTCCACCTGTCCAAAAAAGGCTATCAGGAAGTGCGCTTTCCCCGGAGTGGGAAGTGCTGGTCGGTGTTCTCGTCCTTGATGACAATTAAGAACTACATGAACGAGTGATTTTTAGGAGGTTCGACAGATGGAAAAAGAAACTATGGTTGCAACCGTTCCGCAGGCCGAAATCGTTGATGAGCAGCAGCTCTCCCGCGATGTGACCGACATCGAGTTTCAGGTGGAGTCGCTGGTTATCCAGACCGATGAAGATTACGCCTTTGCCGGTGAGTTCGGCAAGATGCTGAAGAAAAAGGCGTCGCAGGTCACGACGTTCTTCAAGCCCATGAAAGACAGCGCCTATCAGGCCCACAAAGCGGTTTGCGACCGGGAAAAGGCCATGCTGACCCCGCTGCGCAACGCCGAGAAGACGATCAAGCAGGTGATGAGCGCCTACATTGCAGAGCAGGAACGTAAGCGCCGGGAAGCTGAAGAAGCTGCTCGACGGGCCGCGGAAGCTGAACGGGAGCGCAAGATTCAGGAAGCGGCTACGCTGGAAGCCGCTGGTGACGCAGATGGAGCGGAGGCCGCCTTTGAGGAAGCCGCAATCATGGATGATGCTGCAAGCTATGCGGTAGTGCCTGCCGCAGCCACCCCGAAGGTCTCCGGCGTCAGCACCTCGAAAGACTGGGAAATCGTCGAGATCGACCCAAAGGCGGTCCCGCTGGCGGTGGCGGGCATTGAGCTCCGCCCGGTCGATCAGGCCGCTGTTATGCGCCTCATCCGTGCCTCGAAGGGCCAGATCGAAATTCCCGGCATCACCTACCGTCAGGTCGCAAAAATGAGCTTCAGGGGGTAAAAGAATATGTCTACTGCTATGAGCAAAGCTGAGAGCAACGCTCTCGTTGTCAGCTACGATGTTCTGGGCACGCACGTTGAGCTGGATTTGGATTTCGTGAAGAAGTACCTCGTTCGCGGCAGGGCAGAACTGGTAAGCAATCAGGAACTCGTGTTCTTTATGAACACCTGCCGCCAGCAGAAGCTCAACCCGCTGGTTCAGGGCGAGGTCTACCTCATCAAGTACAGCAAGGATGACCCGGCGCAGATGGTCGTTGGCAAGGACGCCTACCTCCGCAGAGCATTTGACCACCCGGACTACCTGTTCAAGAACGACGGCATCACGGTACAGCGTGGGAACGAGATTATCCAGAAAGAGGGATGCTGCCTCTATCCGGGTGAAACTCTGGTTGGCGGCTGGTGCCGCGTTACCTTTATGCGGAACGGCAAGGAACGCACTGCATTCAAGGAAGTTGCCTTTGCCGAGTACAACAAGGGGCAGGCAAACTGGAAATCCAAGCCTGGCACCATGATCAACAAGGTCGCTGTCAGCCAGTGCGTGAGAGATGCCTTCCCGAAGGACTATGAGGGTGTGTACTCCGAGGATGAGATGATTGCATCCGGCGCTATCCCGGCGGAATACAGGGAGCTGGATGACCCGAAGCCGGAGGAGCCTGCACAGGAAGAAGATGACCCGGTCATCTCGCAGGAGCAGCGCCAGCAGCTTTTCAAGGCGGCGCAGGCAAACTTCGGCAAGGACAAAGGCAACGCCGTGGTCAAGTCCATCATCGAGGAGATGGGGCTGACCTCTACGACCGGCATGAAGATGTCTACCTACAACAAGGTGGTCGAGCGGCTGGTCGAGATCTGCACGGCCCACAAGGCGGAGCTGGAATCTGAGGAAGGCACCAAAAATGACGGTGCGGCTGAAGAATAAAGCCACCGGCGGAAAAGGAAGGTGAGGGGATGCCGTGGATAAGCGTACATCAGGAGGTGGACGGTACGAAGCTCCGTAGATTATACCGCGCCATCGGGTGTTCCAAGTTTGAAGCCCTCGGCATCCTGAACTTCCTGTGGTTCTGGGGCATGAAGAACGCCGATGAGACCGGACTGGTCAAGGATGCCGACCTCGAAGTCCTGAGCCGATACCTGTACGGCTGCGGCGAGGACTGCCAGCTCGACATGGGCAAAGTGGTTCAGGCCCTTGTGGACACCGGCTGGATTGATGTGGCGGCCGACGGCTTTTACATCCACGACTGGGACACATGGCAGGAGCAGTGGTATAAGCTCCAGAAAAACCGCAGGCTGGATGCTGAACGAAAGCGGAAAGCCCGCCAGATGGAGCGTGAGGCCGCAAAGCCTGCGCCGAAGACCCCGGAGCCGGAACAGATGGAACTTCCTGTGGAGCCAGAAGCCAAGCGGCCAGCAAAGCCGAAACCTGATAAGAAATCCTATGCGGAGTTCGTGAAGATGAGCGAAGCGAACTACGACCGGCTCGTGAAACTGTACGGCAAAGCCTTTGCGGATGCCTGCATTGTGGAGCTTGACAACTACAAGGGCGCACGAGGAAAGACCTACAAGGACGACTACCGCGCCATCCTCTGCTGGGTCGTAGACCGGGTTAAAGAAAAGAAACCGGGCCTGCTTCAGCAGAGCGCAAGCGAATCTACGCCGGCTGAAGAAAATCCGTTCAGAGAGTGGGGTGAGCAGAATGGGTGAGTTTGATGGCCTGCTGCAAGGTGCTGTTCGTCAGGCGCAGGCGGCAAATCAGCCGGAGAACGGTGATTACTACGACGATGAAGGGTTCCTCGTCTGCGGGAACTGCCACACCCGTCGGCAGGTAGAAGTCAATATGCCCGACCTGAAAGCCGTTCCGTTCGACCCTAAAAAGAAAGTCCGGGTCAAAATGCCGGTGTCCTGCCGTTGCCGGGCAGAACGGCGGAAGCAGGAAGAGCAGATGCTCATGCAGGACCGGGAAATGCGGGCAGCGCAAACGCTTCAGCGGCAAAGCCTCATGGACGAACGCCTGCGGGACATCAGCTTTGACGGATTCCAGCAGACCAAAGACAATGCCTACAACCTGAAGCTCTGCCTGCGGTATGCGAAGCACTTCGATGAAATGCTGGCAAAGAATCAGGGGCTTTTGTTCTACGGCGGGGTCGGAACCGGAAAGACATTCGCAGCGGCCTGCATTGCAAACCATCTCCTGAGCCTGCGGGTCCCGGTGGTAATGACCTCGTTTGTAAAGCTGCTGGAAACCATGCAGGGTTTCAGTGAGGATGACAGCGCCCTGATTGCCCGGCTGAACAGGGCAAAGCTGCTCATCATTGATGATCTCGGTGCTGAACGCAGTACAGACTTTGCGCTGGAAAAGGTCTACGACATCGTGGACAGCCGGTACAGAGCCAAACTCCCCATCATCCTCACCACGAACCTGAGCATGACCGAAATGAAAGAATCTGCGGACATCCGCTACACCCGCATCTATGACCGTATCTTTGAAATGTGCTACCCGATGCAGTTCACAGGTCGGTCGTGGAGAAAGGCGGAAGCGGCCCGCAGATTTGACGAGATGAAGAACTTTTTGGAGGGCAACGATGGATAAAGTTATCATCGCAAGCGTTGAGGACCGGCTGACGGTAGCTGCCATCCTCGTAAAGAACGACTACACCGTCCGGCAGGGCAAGCAGCTCCGGCAGGGCAAGAAAAGCTACGAATACTATCTGGAGTACACGCCGAACGACAAGCCGAAGCAGGCGGCAGGGGAATGAGGACGCAATTCTGCATCTACGGGGAGCCGCGAGGTAAGGAACGCCCGAAATTCTCAACCGTATGCGGCCATGTGACAGCCAGAACCCCGGAAAACACGGTTCTGTACGAAAACCTCGTAAAGACTGAGTACAGAATCCAATCCGGGGTTCGGTTTGCTGATGACGCCATGTTGAGCGTGAGAATTTTTGCGTTCCACTCCGTTCCGAAATCGGTCAGCAGGAAGAAGCACCTTGCTATGATCGACCGCCTGATACGCCCGACACGAAAGCCCGATTGGGATAATGTGGGCAAAATCATCTGCGATGCCCTGAACGGCATTGCCTACCGCGATGATGCCCAAATCGTAGACGCACTGGTTCGGAAGTTCTACTCCGACACCCCGCGTGTTATCGTTGAAATCTCAGATATACCGTATGAACAGTAAAGGAGAATGACTATGAGCGACAAAACGTATGTGCTGTCCCTGAGCGCGGACACCTTCAACGCCTTCAAGATGGACTTCGACAGCGCCCTCCAGCGCTTGCTTCAGAAGATGGACAGGCTCCAGAGCGACAGCGCCTCCATCAACTGCAAAATCAGCGTGGCACTGACCCCGGCTCCGGAACGGAACTTCGATGCAACGCGGGAGGGGGACACCGTGCAGGTGATGAAGCCCAGCTTCAGTCACGAGATCAGCACCGAAATCAAGGTCAAGGACAAAACGACCGGCAACCTCTCCGGCAACCGCAAGCTGGTGTGGGATGAGGAGCTGATGGAGTATGTGATGAAGGACATCGACGATGGGCAGACCTCGCTTTTCGACACGGCACAGAACCGCCAGAATGCTGCACCCCCTGTGGAGCAGGAACCGCCCCAGCTCCCGGAAGGCATCGTGGATGTTGACTACACGGTCATCAGCGATGACAAGGGCTACATCCTGCGCAACCCCGATAAGTGCGGCATCAAGGACCAGTGGGGCATCCTCAAAGTCCTTGTGGGCGAGCGGATGACGGTGAGCCGGAGTTCAGGCCACTGCTATGCGGAGACCGCAGACGGCATCATCGCCCTTGGCTCTGCCTACCTCGCAGAAGACCCACGCTATGTGGATGACAGCATTCTGGAGCCTCATCTGGCAGAGGAAATCGCCTGCAACGGCTTCGGCACGGTTCAGGTCGGCGACCATGAGGAGCCGGAGAAGATTGTGGTAGAGTGTCTGGAATGCGGCGGCATCCTGCTGGAGGTGGAGAACCCCAACGCCCGGAAGGGTGATGCCGAATGAGGTACGGAACCTGTTTTCTGTGCGGAAAGACCGGTTGGCTGGAGGAGCACCATGTTTACCCGGGGCCATTCCGGGACAAGTCCGAAAAGTATGGCCTGAAGGTGGGCCTGTGCGGCGAGAGCTGCCATCGGAACGGCCGGTATGCGGCGCACCAGTGCAGGGAAACCTCCGATGCCCTGAAGCAGTTCTGGCAGATCAAGTACATGATGGCCCACAAAGCCAGCGTCGCAGACTTCCGGGCGGCATTCGGGAAGAACTATCTGGAACTCGACTACTACGATGATGAAAGGAGCTACCCTATGAACATTATTGCCATCAGCGGCCGCTTGACACGCGACCCCGAACTGCGCACCACTCCCAACGGAAAGCCCGTGGTGGAGTTCACGGTTGCGGTTGACCGGCCCGGCGTTAAGGACCAGACGGACTTTATCGACTGCGTGGCGTGGGAAAAGAAGGCTGAGTTTGTCGCCCGGTATTTCAAGCAGGAAAAGCGTATCGAGGCAAGCGGTGTCCTTACCACACGCACCTACGAGAAAAACGGGGTGAAGCGTAAGCGGACGGAGGTTCGCTGCGATCAGGTCTTCTTCGGCGAGTCCAAGAAAGATAGCGGCTCCACCCCGCAGGCAGCGCCGGAACCCACGAACGATGATTTCCGCCCGTTGCCCGATGATGATGACATCCCGTTCTGAGAAAGGAGAACACATGGAAGAAAATAAGAATCCCCTTATGGGCCATGTCGTAAAGGTCCCTGCACAGGTGTCCGGCATCCCTGACGGAGTGCAGATGACGGTGAACGCAGCTGTGACCACCTTTGCGGCGGTCAATGGCAAACCGGCTGGCATCGAAAGCATGGGTACGGCAGAATGCAATATGCTTGCCAGCTATACGCGGGGAACGGTCTCGTTCTCTGTCCACGGGGAGAAGCCCGTTATGGTGAGCGTCCGTCTGGATGAGTTGATGAGACTCTTGCAGGCGGCTGCTGCTGTATGTCACCACGAGCAGGAAGACAAGAAGAATGCTGAGGAGGAAAAGGCATGAGAAAGCTGTTTACGTCTGAGTCTGTGACCGAGGGTCATCCCGACAAGGTGTGCGACCGTATCTCTGATGCGGTGCTGGATGCAGTGCTGGCTGTTGACCCGAACGGCCGGGTGGCCTGTGAGACATGCTGCACCGCCAACACGGTGTTCATCGCAGGCGAGATCACGAGCAAGGTCGATGTGAATATTGTGGGCATTGCCCGGCGGGTCCTGCGCGACATCGGTTACACCGGTGGGGCATCTGGCTTTAATGCCGATACCTGCAAGATCGAAGTGGCAGTCCATAAGCAGTCCCCCGATATTGCGATGGGTACAGGTGACGATGTAGGAGGGGCAGGAGATCAGGGCATGATGTTCGGCTATGCGTGCAGTGAGACCGAACAGCTTATGCCGCTGCCCATCATGCTTGCGCACCAGATGGCCTACAGGCTCACCCAGAGGCGCAAAGACGGGACCATCCCCTTTATCCTCCCCGATGGCAAAACGCAGGTAACGGTGGAATATGGGGAGGATGGGATGCCCTCCCGCATTGACACCATCGTCATTTCCACCCAGCACTACGAAAATGCAACGGAAGAACAGCTTCTGGAGTCTCTGACGGAGCACGTCATCACCCCGATCCTGAAGTATGCCAAGCACTTTGCCGGTGTCTATGGTGGTGACCTTGACATTGATACCTACGACCTGTACGTTAACCCGACGGGCCGGTTCGTCAATGGTGGGCCTGCTGCGGACACCGGTCTCACCGGGCGAAAAATCATCGTTGATACCTACGGTGGTTATGCTCCGCACGGCGGTGGTGCATTCTCTGGCAAAGACCCCACGAAGGTTGACCGCAGCGCGGCGTACATGGCACGGTACATCGCCAAGAACATCGTGGCTGCCGGAATCTGTAGCCGGTGTCAGGTACAGCTCGCCTATGCCATCGGGGTGGCCGAACCCGTGTCCGTCCGCATCGACACGTTCGGCGGAGCAGATGAGGAAAAGCTGGTCAAGGCCGTACGACAGTGCTTCGGTCTGACTCCCCACCAGATCATCGAGCATTTTGACCTGCGCCGTCCCATCTACGAACAGACATCCGCCTACGGCCATTTCGGCTGTGTAACGGGAATCATTCCCCCGTGGGAGGAGACCGACATGGATGAGCAGCTGTGGAAAGCATACTGTCAGGAATAAACTCACCAGAATAGCAGAAGCGTAAGAGTAAGGGCAAGCCGTTTCTCCCCGAAGGGGGAGGAGCGGCATAGCCCGTTATGGGAGGTTTTGATATGGCACAGGAAGACATGAACGTCACCATTCCCCCGGAAATGATGCAAGAGATCGTACGGGTGGCATCGGAAACAGCCATTGAAAAGTTTCAGCACGAAGCGGAGCGGAACCGAAAGGCCGTCAAGGACAAGCGCCTGCATAATACCAAGCTGCTGCTTCAGAACTACCACTGCTTTGTAGAGCATAGCAAGAGTGCCGTGTATGAAGCCAGCCAGCTCTCCGAGGATGATGACTTCGAGGAGTTGATGGAGGAGCTGATGAGCCAGACAGATGGCAGGGTGAGGGTCCCGGTGGTGAGGAGCATTCAGGAGAGCGCTGCCCATACCCGCATCATCGTCCAGCACATTGACCGTATGCTGGAATGCTACAAGTTCATCTGCGAACACGCCAAGCGCTCGGAGGAAATGCGCCGGTATCGGACGATTTACAGCCTCTACATCGCAGACGAACCGAAGAATCAGCAGCAGATTGCTGATGAGGAACAGGTTGACCTCTCGACGGTGTTCCGCGACCAGAAAGCAGGCATTTCCAAACTGAGCGCCCTGATTTTCGGGTGGCTCGAATGATTTTTTAGCAAAATTGCAAAAAAGTTGCCATTGACGTGCAATTACCGATGTGGTAAGATACGAAGCGTGAACCGATGTGTCACTCCGAAAAAACCGTGAGCGGCATATCCCGCCTCGCATCAAGCTGTAAAGCCAAAATTTTCGCAACAGAAGCCAAACCGATTGACTCCGGTGGGTAAAGGGTTAGAATGAAGATAGGCCCAAAATCTTACCGAAAAGGTCAGGAGGTGCGACAGATGGAACGAAAATCCGATAAAGTTAGACGTCTGGTTGCAGACGGCGACTTCAAAGGGGCTTTGCGGATTGCAAAGGACTTCAGGCTCGGCATCACGAAGGAGCAGTCCTCCACGATGACAAGAGCGTATGAGTGCATGGTCCACGGAAGATTCTACAAGCAGCTCGGCTATGATCTCGATGAGAAGATAGCTGAGGGCGTGAAGATTCTGGTGGGCTTGTACGGAAGGAGCGAGGCACATGATTTACACCAGCCGGTACAGTAACCCGGAACTCAAGACCGGGAACTACACAGTCGTTGGGATAACACGGGGAGCGCCTAAGTTTCCCCTTCGGTATACGCTTGCAGGCAACATCATGGAGATTGCGCCGCCGGGTTATCTGTTCAACGAATACAACCGGGAGCGGTTCACGCCGCCCTACTTCCAGCACATGGACAGAGTAGGGACGGCGCGGATTGCTCAGATTCTCCAGCATTATGAGGACATGGGCAAGCCTGTGGTGCTTTGTTGCTACGAAGATGTCCGAAAGCCCGGAGAGTGGTGTCATAGACTGGTGTTCGCAGAATGGTGGCTCCAGAGAACAGGAGAAATGATCGAGGAGCTGCCTGACCCGTCACCAAACAAGTGGGCGAAACAGCCTGAACCGCAGAAAGCGGTCGAGCCTGATGCAGTCCAGATGAAAATGTGGTAATACCCGCCGATAGCTCAGAAAGTAGAGCACCTGACTCTTAATCAGGGGGTCGCACGGTTCAATCCCTGCTCGGCGGACCAACCATAGGGAGTCATGTTGGAAACAGCATGGCTCCCATTTTTTATGCCTATGAACAAGGGCTTTCCAGATGTTCACGTCTTTGGAAACAACCCACCCTCTGGAAAGCAACGGCTCCAGTCGAAACCAGAGGGGCAATTTTGAAAGAAAGGTCGGTGATATGAATGGCAAAGTTCCAGAACCCCGGAGCGTTCTTCCTCGGAACTCTGGTTGCTCAGGAGCAGAAGTTCCTGAAGCCGCTGATTGAAAACGCCCGCAAGCAGGGGTACACCCGGTTCGTTGAGCCGTGCGCCGGCGCTTTCGCCATGTCGCACATCGCGGCGCAGTGTGGGTACAAGCCCAGCGAGATCGAGGCCAGCGACGTTTCGATGTTCACCTCCATCATGGGATATGCCATCACGGGCCAGTCCCTTGAGGAGCTGGAAATCAGAGCGGACGGCTTCACGAATGAGGAGCTGCTTGACCCTGCGGTTGCGCTCTATGCGCAGTTGTACCTGCGGACTGTGAAGAACGCCGGGAAGGAGTACTTCTACGGCATCATGCGCGATCTGGAATACCGCAAGGAGGAGCATCTGGCGGAAATCCGCGCACAGCTCGACAGGGCAAAGCAGTCTCTGCACGGCATGAGCTACCGCCCGCTGGATATGTGGAAGCACCTTGAAACGTGCTATGATGACCCCCACTGCCTTGTGGTTGCCAACCCACCCACCTATGCCGCTGGCTTTGAAAAGTGGTATGACACCGGCGGGCGCATGACATGGAAGGAGCCGGAGTACGGCATCTTTGACCCCAAGACCGGGTTGAATGATCTGTTCGACAAGATGAACGATGCCAAGTGCCTTCTGATGTGCTACGAGGAGAACGCCCCGGGTCTCACTGCCGGGCATCCCGTCTTTGCCCGGTATGGCGTGCGTGATGGCATCAATGTGTACCTGACTACCAACCGCCCGGATGAGGCGACCATGCTTGCCGAGGGTAAAATGATTACCCGCCCGAACGAGGGCAAGCTGGAGCCTCTGGATTGCAGCATCCTGCCGCGTGACTATGAAATCACCCGCAAGAGCAAGATTCAGATTACTCAGATCGAGCGCACCGCCGCCCAGTATTACAGAAAGCTGTGGACGCATAACTTCGTCGGCTCGTCTGCCCCCATCAACATGGCCGTCCTCATCGACGGCAAACTGGCAGGTGTGTTCGGGCTGGACAAGTCGGCACTCACGATGGGTGCCTTCGGTACGCAGGTTTCCGATGCTGTGTTCCTCATGTACGGCATGACCGTTCCCCATAAGACCTACCGGCTGGGGCGGCTTCTGACCATGCTTGCACAGAACAGGCCGCTGATTATGAATATCTGCACGGATTTGGAGAAGGAAAAGGCCAAGTCCCTCAAGACGGTGCAGATGACCAAGTACCCGGAGGCCAAGGAAATGCGGGGGCTGATGGAGTTGACCAAGAAAGTCCCGGATAAGAAGATGGGCTACCGGCTCACATACGAGTCGCCCTTGTACGATAGAAACGCCAAACAGGCATTGAATGAATGGTTAGGGAGGGAAGAACGATGGCAGAAACAGCGCGAGAAAACCAAGTCAGCAGCGCAGCCGTAAAGTATGAAACGGTCGCCGACATGGGTTCCGGTCTGGTCATTGCCAAAGTAAAGCTGACCGACTTCCGCGAGCAGGACATCAACGCTCGCATTATGAAGACCGAGATGCAGAAGCAGCTCACCGACAACATCAAAAAGCGGGGCCAGCTTGAAAGCCTCCCGTTCTGTGCACTCATCGACGGCAAAATCGAGATTATCTCCGGCCACCATCGCATCCGTTCTGCAAAGGACAGCGGTGTGCTGACGGAGCTTTTTGTCATTCTGGACACCACCGGCCTGCGGCGCTCTCAGGTGGCCGCAAAGCAGTTGGCGCACAACGCCATCAGCGGCTTTGATGACCAGTCCACCCTGAAGGAAATCGCCAAGATGATCGACGATGTGGACGATATGCTGGAAAGCTACATTGGCAAGGACATCATCGGCGAGCCTATGGCCGAGCTTGAGAAGCTGCTGTCCCCGAAGGTGGAGTTCGACTGGAAGAACGTCACATTCACCTTCCTGCCGCACCAGCTCCGTGATCTGGACCAGCTTGTGAAGGTTCTGGGTTCCCTCAGCCCCGATATGCTGGGCGTTGCAGATATTGACCAGCATGAGGAGTTCATCGAAACTATCACAAAGTATCAGCAGTTCGCCAATGTCAAGAACACCGGCGCTGCCATCCATGCCATGATTAAGGCCACGGAGTCCCTGTTCGACGACCTGCACTTCGATGAGAGTCAGGAGTGGGTGCAGTTGCCCAACCTGTTCGGCTCCCCGGCCATCTCCAAAGAGGCGGCTGATACCATCATGCAGGCGCTCGACAAGATGGTCAAGGAGGGCGAGATCGGCCCTAAGAACAAGTGGCAGGCCCTTGAATACTGGGCTGCGGATTATCTGGCAGGGAAGTAGGTGATAGCAAATGCCTACGCCTCTAAAGTACAATCCGGCGTACCACGATGACTGGGCATGGTCACTTGCTATCAAGGGCGCAACCGATCAGGACATTGCCGATGCGTTCCATGTTGCCCGCAGGACTATCATCCGCTGGCGGCAGACGTACCCATCGTTCAATGAGGCCTGCCAGCACGGAAAGGAAGTCGCCGATGCAAAGGTGAAGCGGTCGCTGTATGAACGTGCCGTAGGTTTCGAGTATCAGGAAAAGGAAAGCGTCATCGACGTGGACCCCCGGACGGGCGAACAGAAGCCAGTGCGGGTCCGAACGCTCACCAAGAAAGCCGTCCCCGATACGATGGCGCAGATGTACTGGCTCAACAACCGATGCCGGGATGAGTTCTCCCAGACACAGAAGGTTACGCTTGACGGAGCTGTTCAGACATCCCCGTTCGATAACCTGACGGATGATGAACTCCGCCGTCTGGCTCAAATGGACGAGGGCCTTGATGGCGACGCAGAATAATGTTTCGCCTGCCAAGCGCAAGTACCTCGGCTCCAATGCCCGGATTGCGCTGGCGAAACGGCACTACGCCGATTATGTCCAGTACGTCCACATGGGCAGGTGGAAAAGAGCCAGACACCTTGACCTCGTGTGTGAGAAGCTGGAAAGCATTATGGAGGGAAAGACCAAGCGGCTGATGATATTCATGCCGCCGCGCCACGGCAAGTCCATGACCGTGACCGAAACCTTCCCCTCGTTCTATCTGGGAAAGAACCCAGAGAAGCGTGTCATCGAGATCAGCTACAGCGGCGACCTTGCCCAGCAATTCGGCAAGCGGAACCGCGATAAGGTCGAGGAGTTCGGTCCTGCGCTGTTTGGGCATACCATCTCCCAAGTGCAGGCCACCAAAACGAACTGGAACCTCGACAACGGCATGGGCGGCATGATCTCCGTTGGTATCGGAGGCTCCATCACCGGCTATGGCGCAGACCTGCTTATCGTCGATGACCCCATCAAGAACCGCGCCGAGGCTGAATCTGCCACCTACCGCGATAAGCTGTGGGACGAGTACCAGTCCACGGTGAGTACCCGACTGCACGCAGGCGGCGCTGTTATCATCATCCTTACCCGCTGGCACGAAGATGACCTTGCCGCCCGGCTCCTGAACCCGGAGTACGGCAAGGTTGAGGACTGGGACATTATCTCGCTCCCGGCCATCTGCGAAGACCCGGCTACCGACCCTCTGGGCCGTGAGCTAGGCGAGGCGCTGTGGCCTGCGGGCGGCTACGACGAAGCATGGGCTGCACAACAGAAAGAGACCGTCGGTACATACGCATGGTCTTCTCTGTATATGCAGACCCCCACACCAAGCTCCGGCGGTATGTTCAAGAGAGAGTGGTGGAAACGCTGGGCGGCGCTGCCGTCCGGCCTGCATGACTTCATCCAGTCGTGGGACTGCACCTTCAAGGACAAGGACGGCTCGGACTTCGTTGTCGGGCAGGTCTGGGCAAGGAAAGGCGCAGACCGCTATCTGCTCGATCAGGTGCGTGGCCGCATGAGCTTCACAGAAACGCTGGATGCCATGCGCGGGCTTTCCTCCAAGTGGCCCCAGACCACAAGAAAGCTGGTCGAGGACAAGGCCAACGGCACGGCGGTCATCGACGTTCTGAAGAAAGAAATCCCCGGAATCATCCCGGTGGAGCCGTTTGGCGGCAAGGTGGTCCGCGCCCATGCGACCACCGCGGTGGCTGAAGCTGGAAACGTCTACATTCCAGCGGCATCTGCCTGCCCGTGGGTGATGGACTTTGTGGAAGAAATGGCCGCGTTCCCAAGCGGTGCGCACGATGACCAAGTTGACTGCTATTCGCAGGCGAACGCCTACTACAACGACAACACGTTTGATATTCTTTCGCTGATAACGTAAGAAAAGAGGTGAATGCAATGCTGATTATTTTCTCGGTCAATGACCAGAAAATCACCCATGACCTGAAAGGCCAACTTGTCGCAGGCAGCGTAGACATTGTGCAGGCTGCGTTCAAATTTGACAGCTCGTGGGATGAACTGGACAAGATCGTCGTCTTCACGAGCAGCGCTTGTCCCAAGCCCGTCCCGGTGCAGTTTGCCGATGAGGCGTTCTACATCCCGAAGGATGTGCTGAAGCCCGGCAAGCTCTACGTTTCCGTGGTCGGTTTCGGGCTGGACGGCCGGAAGAAAACTACGCAGAAGTGGGACATCATGCAGGCTATCACCGTTCAGAAGTGCGGCGATGGCGGCGATTGTGACCTGCTGCGATATTTGGCACAAGGTCAGGTCGCCGACGGGAAAGTCGCAAAGGACGAAGAAGTCAAAGATATGCTGGACACTGTGTTTGGCAAATCGGAAGCTCCCAAACCAGACCCCGGTGGCTCGGACTCCAATGACAAGAACGTCAGCGAGGATGACATTGCCACCGATAAGGACGTGACCGATATGCTGAGTGAAGTATTTTCCACCGATAACGCCTGATAAAGATATGGAGGAATAACGATATGGCATACAATGAGGAAAAGCTGGCCCGCCTGAAGCACCTGAAGCAGCTCGCACAGAAAGCTAAGGCCGAGAGCGACGCTGTTGCTACTCGTGTTAAGGCTCTGGAAGATGCTGGCGCACAGGCCAACGTGCTGGAGACCATTAAGGTCAACGGCGTGGTGCAGAACATCGAGGATAAGGCTGTGGACATCAAGGTTCCCGGCTACACTGTGGAGAAGTCTGAGAAGTCCGGCGACTATGCTGCTGTCTACCAGCTCATGAAGGATGGCGTTGCCGTTGGCGCGGCTATCAACATTCCGAAGGATATGGTGGTTAAGTCTGGCTCTGTTGTGACCAACCCCACCGGCCAGCCCAAAGGCACTTATATCAAGCTGGTTCTGGCAAATGCCACCAACGACACCCTGTACATTGATGTCGGCGGCCTGATCGAGTATGTTACCTCCGGCTCTGCTGCGGGTGATATGGTTGTCATCGCCATTGATGAGCAGACTCATAAGGTCACCGCATCTATCACCGACGGCGCAATCACTAAGGCAAAGCTGGAGACCGAGGTGCAGACCGCCCTGAACAAGGCCCATGAGCACGCCAACAAGGCACTGCTGGACACCTACGACCAGACCAACGCCAACATCAAGGATGCCGTCAGCAAGAAGCACTCTCACGCCAATGCGGCCGAGCTGGACAAGATCGCTACCGGCGATAAGGAAAAGTGGGACGCCACCTCCACCAAGGTTGAAGGTATTGCTGAGGGCGCTACCAAGGTCGAGGCCGGCACCACCGAAGGCAATATTAAGATCAATGGCGTGGAGACCGCGGTCGTTACCATCGCCACCGACGCTGAGGTCACTGAGATGCTGACCGAGGTCTTTGGTGCGACCGCCTGATAACCCATAAGTAAGAGAGCAGCGGCAGGGAAAAGAAGAACCCTGCCGCTGTTATTTTTTAGAAAGGAAAGCGAACATGAGCGACAAACTCAACACGCTTGAAGCGCTTAGGCTTGCTTCTCTGAAGGCAAAGGGTTACACGGCAGAACAGATTGCAGCGTTGTCTTCTGCGATGGAAGACATCATCAAGGACATCAACGATTCACTGAAGACCTGCGAAGATCATGTACAGTCGGCTCATGCTCCTGCCAATGCGGAAGAAAACGTCATCGTTAGCATCCAGAGGAATGGGCAGGCTATCCCTCCTGACAACAAAGTCGTGAACATCGAGGTTCCGACCAAGACCTCTGCGCTGGAGAACGACTCCGGCTATGCTACGGCGGATGAAGTTCAGGAAAAGGTCAACGGGGCCGGGCATCTGAAAGCCGTCCCTGTCGATGCTCTCCCTGCGCCCAGTGAGGCCAACGCTGACACCATTTATTTCCTTCGTAAGAACAACAGTGAAGCCGGGAAGCAGTACAGAGCGTACAAGCTCATCCACGGCATCTTTGAGATCGTTGGCTCTGCCGAGGTCGATCTCACAGGCTATGTTCAGCAGAAAACAGTGGAAAAGGCTGATGATAGCATCATCAAGAGCATCTACAGCAGCATGATCTCGCCTGCCGAAAAGTATCTGGGAAGCGGGAACCTTTTGCTGTTCTGGACGATGCTGAAGGAACTGCTCAACGGTCATGAGTCCAACATCAATGATCTGCTGGCCCGCGTGAAGCTGCTGGAGCTGATTCTCAGCGCCGATGTTACCGGCAATCCGTACTACGTCACCTTTAACACCCTGACAGATGTTGTCGTGTCCAGCGGTATCTGGAATGAGGCCGATGGACGCATTGAGTTTTAACAGGAAGGAGGGAGCGCAATGCACATATCTGAAGATGAGGCCGAACGTCGGCGCTTAAATGAGCGGGGACGCGAAATCCTGCGGCGAAAGAACGGCGCTGTGCGTCCGCATCGTGAGGATGGCTATGTGAACCTCCTGAACAAGTACGGAACCAAGCAGGATAACTCCGAGGCGTACAAGTTTGAGCGGGAGCCGGTCATTCCTGATATGCAGCTCACTGGGCTGTATGAGGGAAACGGTCTGTTCTCCAAAATCATTGATACGCCTGCCGAGGAAGCGCTGAAACATGGCTTCGACCTGAACCTGAAAAGCGATGAGGTGAATGCCTTTGTGGAAGATGCTCTGGATGATCTCGAATGGGAGGAGAAGGCCGCCACCGCCATCAAGTGGGCGCGACTCTACGGCGGCGCTCTTATCGTCATGCTGATCGACGATGGGCGCGGGCTGGAAGAGCCTGTTGACTGGGAACATATCCGCAGCATTGATGAGCTGCGCGTCTATGAGCGCTCCATCGTGCAGCCCGACTACGCCAGCCTGTACCAGCAGGATTACGGCGGGAAGGACGTTGGGAACCGGGTGTCCAAGTTCGGACAGCCGGAATATTACTATGTTTCCAGCATCTACGGTTCCTTCAAGGTTCATGAGAGCCGCTGTCTGGTGTTCCGCAATGGCGTTCTGCCGGAGCAGACCTCCAATGCAACCTACCTGTTCTGGGGGATGCCGGAGTACGTCCGCATCCGCCGGGCGCTGCGGGAAACCGTGACTGCCCACACCGACAGCGTGAAGCTGCTGGAGCGGAGCGTGCAGGCTATCTACAGCATGAAGGGTCTTGCTTCTCTGCTGACCACGGATGACGGCGAGAACCAAGTGCTGAAGCGCCTACAGCTTGTAGACACTTCCCGTGGTCTGCTGAACAGCATCGCCATTGACTCCGAGGGAGAGCAGTACGACTTCAAGACGTTCCAGTTTTCCGGTGTCAAGGATGTCATCGACGCGACCTGTAATATGCTGTCCGCGCTGACGAACATCCCCCAGACGATTCTGTTTGGCCGTTCACCGGCCGGCATGAACGCTACTGGCGACAGCGACTTCGAGAGCTATTACAACTTTGTGGAGAAGATTCAGCGCTTGATGCTGAAGCGTAACCTCCGCACACTGCTGGACGTTGTGTTCCGGGCGGGCATCGCTTCAGGCGATGTGGCCGAGGCACCCGACTACAAGCTGGAGTTCAAGCCCCTGTGGAGCCTGAGCGACACAGAGCAGGCCACGGTTGACCAGACCAAGGCTCAGACCGCTCTGGTCAAGGCCCAGACTGCGCAGGCATACGTCGATATGCAGGCGCTCGACCCCACCGAGGTGCGCCGCCGCCTTGCGTCCGATGAGGAGTTTGATGTCGAAGACATCATCTCCGAGGATGACGAGGATGATCTGTTGCAGTCGTTGCTGGGTACTGAGCCGGATGCCATAAGCAACGTGGAAGCTGCCCAGAGGAATCTGGAGCAGGCACGGGCACCGGGCGGAAAAGAACAAACTGTTACTAGCCAGAATCTTTATCGTGCGCAGAACGGTTTGAATACAGACGGCGGTCCCGGTTCTGGAAACTTTGGTCACGAAGGCCGTCCGGGTGAAATTGGCGGATCTGCACCGGGTGATAACGTTTCAGAACAGTGCGGAAAGATGATGTCCAGGCTTTCTGAAATCAACGATGAGCTAAGAAAATGTAACGATGAGATGATTTCCAAAGGCATTACTCCTGATATTATGGAAAGAATGCAATCGCTTGTCGCTGAAAGCGAATCTGTCAAAGCAAAACTCGAAAGCGCCGACCCATCATCGAGAAGCAATGTTTCTAAAAGGCTCTGCGAAGAAGGCCATCCTACTAAACAGCAGATCGTTGATTCTCTTCCTAAAGAATGGAGAGAATCCTATGACCCTGACAGCGAGCAATCGTTTGGAGCAGCTTTTTCAGCAAAGATTGGAAGCTGGTGCGGAGAAGGGTACAAGGACCTTAAAGATGACCGAGTGCTTGACGAGGCTATCCATAAATCTAGTGCAAAGTGGAACAGTGGAAACCTGTACAGAGGACTTTCGATAGATGAGTCTGAGCTTAGTCTTTTGAAACCCGGCGGAAGCATCAAAATGAATGGCATCAGCAGCTGGTCTAGTGATATTTCCCCGGCAATGAGTTTCGCCACGACGGAACAGTGCCCGGTTTTGATTGTTGATAAGAGCTCCGGTCAAAGAAACGCTTTGCCTATCGCTCAAATGAGCCATAGAAGTTGGGAAAAAGAAGTTATGTATGCAGCTAACCAATCTTTCCGCATCAACTCCGTAAAGACTCAGAATGTTGACTACGGAGAATCGGAAAGCGGCGTTGCAAGCGATTTCTCCCGAAAGACCACCAGAAAGGTTACGGTGATTGAGGTTGAGGCAGACAAAAACAATTCCCATTGAAGAGCGATGGAAAAATGATAAAAACTTTTGGACTGTACAAACGCCGAAAACAACAGCCCAAGAGATGGATGCCGACACCGATTATGGTGTCGGCGTTCTCGTTGTGCAGGATGGCCGGTTTCTCTGCGGCACTCGCCTGAAGGACGGCTCTGTTGGTGGACCGGGTGGGCATATCGAGGCGGGGGAGTCCCCGGAAGATGCAGCCATCCGCGAAACGCAGGAGGAGTTCGGCATCACGCCGAAAGACCTCATGCCGGTAGCCTTCCTGAGCGACCTGAAACCGCCGTACTGCCCGTCCCATGTGTTCCTCTGCACGGATTTTGACGGCAGCATCCGGTGCGCTGATGGCGAGATGACCTCTCCGGGGTTCATCACCGCCGAAAAGGTGGCCGAGCTGTCCACTCAGAATCCGGAACGTCTGTTCCCACCGTTTGCCCAGAGCATCACCGCGCTGCTCGACGTTTTATCGTCAAATCCCGGTTTGACATCGGATGCACAAAATGCTAAGATGAAAGATAGGATGGACTTCAACGAAGCCGACCACCCACGGGATGAAAACGGGCAGTTCGCAGAGGGCGAGAGTAGCAGCTCTGGCTCCACCGAAAGCGGACCTGCGGTATCTCCCGAAGGCGAAGATGCTTCGTGCAAAGGGTTTGCAGCCCCCGAAAAGAAAACCGTTCATTTCACCAAGCATGGCGCTGAGTTCGGATTCTCGACAGAAGATGAATACGAAGCGGCTGCGGATAAATTCTTGCAGCAACCATGCGGAGGCGATGTGATCGGCTATAGCACTCCCAAAGGCAAAATCGTCCGTTTCAACGTAAAGACAACGGAATACGCCTCTGGATTTCCGGGCCAGAACGTCTGCACCTACATGAAGCCCAAATGCGGTAGCGGTGGCGTAGCCAAGCCTGACATGGCGATGGCCTACTACAACAAGTTCAAGGAAAAGGACGGTGTGTAAGATGTCTACGGTCAAATCTGGTGAAAGCTATATCTGCCCGGTCTGTGGCAAATATACGTTTGAAAGCGCAGGCGAGTTTGACATTTGCCCGGTGTGCAACTGGGAAGATGATCTCGTCCAGCTTGATGACCCGGATGAAGAAGGCGGGGCCAACCGCATGAGCCTCAATGAGGCTCGTGCAGCGTGGGCTGCTGGGCAGAAAGTAGGTTGAGGAGGATTTGACGGCATGGCGAGAGAGATGAGGTACGACTCAAAGTTGATTCCCAAGAAAAGCACGATTATAAAGAAGCCTCCAACTCCGCCTCCTCCACCGCCTCCTGCACAGGACACCCGGAAGAAAGGTGGAAAATAATATGAGTTGGGTTCTTGAACTTGCTTCAAACATTCCGGCATTCTTGACGTACGTCGTGCCGGGGTATTTGTTTCTGGCTGTTTATCGGTATATGCTGTTCAAGGATGAGGATTCGGCAGATAAGACTTCGAGCCTGCTGCTCAACAGCGTTATCATCAGCTTTGTTCTGAAGACACTGTATGATTTGATAGCCGCATGGCTCCAGCCGAAGCACGAAACTCTCTACCTGATCGGTATTATCCTGTTGAGTATCCTCGCTGGCTTTGGTTCGGCCAAGCTGGTCGTAGGAAAATGTGCAGCGGGATTTTTCAAGAAGCTCGGCATCACCAGAACTGTGAACTCTAACATCTGGGATGACATCATCGAACAGGGCCAGTGGTTGCGCATCTGGTTGCCTGACTCCGGGCGGAGCTACTATGGTCAGCTTGCGGCGATGGAAAATTATAGCCGAGAGCCGATTGTATTGCTTCGGAACTATCAGTTTTTGGATGACGATGGAACGGTTCTGATTGATAATGTTGCGGACTCCGACCGCACGGTTCTCCTGAACCTCTCGCACTTCGAGAGGGTGGAATTTGTTACCTCTGCTGATAGCAACTGAGAAACAGAATATTATCCAGCAAAGAGCGATGGGAAACCACCGCTCTTTTTCTTTGCCCCTCATCTCAAAACGGAACGGAGATAGATTATGAACAAGGTCACGATTTTTAAGTACGAGGAAAACAAGCTGGTGCGCACCCTGAACCAGAACGGCGAACCGTGGTTCGTCCTGAAGGACGTGTGCGGCATCCTCTCCATCGGCAATGCCGCCGATGTTTATGCCCGTCTTGATGAGGATGAAAAGGGGGTCGGTCAGGTCGATACCCTTGGCGGTCTTCAGCGGATGAGCATTATCAGCGAGTCCGGCCTGTACAACGTCATCCTGCGCAGCGATAAGCCGGAGGCCAAACCCTTCCGCAAGTGGGTCACGGCCGTGGTGCTGCCCAGCATCCGCAAGAACGGCGGCTACATTGCCGGGCAGGAGGAGCTTTCCCCACAGGAGCTTATGGCAAAGGCCCTGCTGGTCGCGCAGAAGACCCTGACTGACCGCGATGCCCGCATCAAGGAGCTGACGGCGCAGAACCAGATCATGCAGCCGAAGGCCGAGTATTTTGACGAGCTGGTGGCCCGGAACCTGCTGACCAACTTCCGCGAAACTGCCAAGGAGCTGGGCATCAAGGAGAAGGACTTCATCGGCTGGCTGCTCGACCACAAGTATGTCTACCGCGACCAGAAGAACAAGCTGATGCCGTATGCGGCAAAGAACAACGGCCTGTTCGAGGTGAAAGAGGGCAAGGGCCGACACAACGACTGGGCGGGCACCCAGACGCTCATCACCCCGAAGGGCCGTGAAACCTTCCGTCTGCTGTGCAAGGAACCGCATACTTTACCGCAGTTCACCGCATTGTAAACCGGCATCAAGGCGATCGTAAACCATAAAACAACCGCTTTTCCACCGCAATCACCGAAATGGTCGGAAATCTCAGGACGTAAAATTGGCCGTTTTTAGAATATATCCACTCGCTTTTGGATATTTATGCAAAAATGGTCAAAAATCCGCCGGAGCGTCCACCGGACAATCCTGCGGAGCGTCCAGACATAACCGTACCTCACCAAACCAAACCGTAACTTGTTGTCAAATTTTCACTTCGTTCAAATTTGCCAACGGGGCGGGCGCGGGGCATGGCGCACGGCAGGCAATTTTCGCAACCAGCGAAAACACGGCTCTCCAGCGCTTTTCAAACCCCAGACACAAAATTATCCACCAACAACCTTTGGGACGTTTCTCGCCACCCATCAGAAGTTCTCAGAGGACATTAAGCCATAAACTCAACTGCGGCGGTGCAAACCACCGCTTTTTTGCTGTTCAAGACCGGAAAAGGAGGCGAAAACAGTGAATGATACCGTCCACGGACACATGGTACAGGACCTGCTCCGCCACCGATTCGGCAGTCATGAATGTCTGATATGCAAATATTCACCAAAGTACCCTGTGCAGGCAGAGCGAGAGTTCCAGCGGGTCACAAATGCGTACATCCGCATTCTGAACGAACTGCTGAAAGAGAGCCTGCCGGAGATCAGGGATGCCGCGCGGGCCGAGAAAGAAGGCCAGCGCTACGATGATGCTTCAGATCTGATTGCCAAGGTCAAGACCGTCTTCTCCAAGATGGCCGTGGAGCTGGAGCGCCGGACTTCGATGTTCAGCCTGCGCAGCAAGATCGAGTCTATGGCAAGACTCACCCGGAAGCTGAGCATCCGGGAGTGGAAGAAAGCAGTCAAGTCCACGCTGGGCATTGATTTGCTGGATGACTACTACACCGGCGAGCTGTACAGAACGATGATGGAGCGCTGGGTCGAGGATAACGTGGCGCTCATCAAGACCATCCCGCAGGAAAGTCTGGGGCGTATGCGCCAGATCGTGCTGGAGGGCTATCGGAACGGCGAAACCACGACGGCCATCGTCAAGCAGATTCAGCGGGCGTACAGCGTAGACCGGCGGCACGCCCAACTGCTTGCCCGCGACCAGATTGCCAAGCTGAACGGTGACATCACCCAGCAGCAACAGCAGGACGCAGGCGTGGTGGAGTACGTCTGGTCAACCTCTGGCGATAGCCGCGTCCGCCCAAGCCATGCTGCGCTGAACCACAAGCGGTTCCGCTGGGATGACCCGCCGGTGGTCGATGAAAAGACCGGGCGGCGCTGTCACCCCGGCAAAGACTACCAGTGCCGCTGCTGCGCACTGCCGGTCTTCAACATCAAAACCGTTGACCTGCCGGTCACGAAAGGGGGCGATGGCCGTGGATGAAACCATCCTGTAAGACCTGAGAGGGGAGTTGTTCAATATGGAAAACGATATGAAGGTTCAGCGCTCTGACAGCCTGCCGCTGGATGCCACCTATTTCACAGATGAGGGCTACCTTGTAGACCATCCCATCGTGACATCGGTGGGCATTTTTGTTTATCACAACCCGGACGGTTCCGAGCGCCGGGAGCTGCGGTTGCCTGAAGAAGTCTTTGCTGAAAAGAGCCTTGCGTCCTACAAGGGAAAGCCCATCATCGTAACGCATGATGCTGGCTACGTTGACACAGACAACGTGAAAGAGGAGAGCATCGGCACGATTTTGTCGGAGGGCTACCGGGACGGCGATGATGTCCGTGCAGAAATCATCATCCACGACACCGACAGCCTGAAAAAGTACAAAATGCGTGAGCTGTCCTGCGGCTACAACCTGCGTCTGGACGAAACGCCCGGTGTCTGGGAGGGGCAACCCTATGATGCCATTCAGCGGGACATCGAAATCAACCATCTTGCTCTTGTCGATAAGGCGAGGGCTGGTGAACAGGCCCGGCTCAACATTGATGGGCAGGGCCACGACTGCATGAAAGGAGAAAAACTGAACATGGAAAACACCACCAAGAGAACTGATGGCGCTCCCACCCCGGAGGAGCTGGCCGCTGCTGTGGAGGCGTTTAAGAAACGCCGCGCAGAGCGTTCTGGTGCTGCGGCCGACGGCGGTATTACCGCAGAGCCGCCTGCGCAGACCGCCGGTGCTGCTGAAGGCGAACAGCCGGATGCAGTTCAGCAGGTCAAAGACCGCCGTGACCGCCGCGATTCTGAGGGCGACCCGGCAGATATGCCCGGCGCAATGGGCGTGATCGCGCAGCAGGACGAGGACATCGACACCCTGCTGGGAGTTATCGACGTTCTGAAAGCTGCTGGCACGACCACTGATGGCGCTGAGGGCGACTGCGGCGGTACTCAGACCGATGGCGACGGCGATGAAGGCAACGCCGATGAGGGCGGCGACGCCGCACAGGATAAGAAAGACCACGCAGACTCCGCCAACGACTTCCGTGAGCTGCTGCGCGTTGTCCGTGTCGGCGACCGCCTGAATATGGATGGTCTGGAGGCAATGAGCGTCAAGGATGCCAAGAAGGCCGTTCTGGGCAAGCTGAAGCCCACACTGCATCTGGATGGCAAGAGCGCTGCCTATGTCAACGCAGCGTTCGACATGGCCGTTTCCGAGATGAAGGAGCGCAAGGACACCAACTATCAGCGTTCCCAGATGATGCACGGCGATGGCAAGCCCCCCGTGAAGCAGACCAGCTCCGCTTCCGAGGCCCGCCAGCGTATGATCGACCGCAGAATGAAGAAGGAGGAAAAGTAAGATGGGTGTTCAGAAAACCTACGGCTATGCAACCAGCAAGGGCGTTGCAGGTGGCATCTACGATATGTTCCACTACCCGGTGGACTCCCGTTTCAACGAGGAGGCGACCGGCAAGCTGCATTTCGGTGTCGGCGTTGTCACCGGCAAGGTTCCGGGCAGCGGCGTTGCGCTGCCGACCAGTGCAAGCACTGCTGATAACTTCGAGGGCGTTGTCATCAACGGCTTCGACCGCCAGCAGGATTTGGAGGGTAAGCTCTACGTCCTGAACAACCAGACTGTTGGCGTTATGCGCCGTGGACGCGTTTGGGTACGTCTGGCAACCGGCGCTGCACCCACCTATGGTGATGCCCTGCACATGATCGTGGAAGGCGATGAAGCAGGCTGCTTCGCAAAGGAGGGCGGCATCGCAATTCCCGGCCGCTTCATCGGTGCGGCCAACAATGGCCTTGCGCCGGTGGAGCTGTATGGCGTTCCTGCCGCAAGCGGCGCTGACGGTCACGCTGCATCCACCGACGATGCCAAGCCTACTGTCTGAGAGAAGGAGGACAAAATCAGATGAACACTAACCAGAAATCCATGAGATACGACCAGAACGACTACGATGCTCTGCTGCACTCCAAGATTCCGGCCGCTCTGGTCGAAACCCCGCAGATGAACTTCGATGATGCCAGCGATGCCTCCGTGTTCTTCGCCCGTGAGCTGGATTACGTCAAATCCCAGTCCTACGATGTGGAGTACCCGGAGTTCACCGCGCTGAAGCTGTTCCCGGTCTCCAGCGAGATCAACCCCGGAGCCGAGACCGTCACCTACTACAGCTACGATAAGACCGGCATGGCGAAGATTATCAGCAGCTACTCCACCGACCTGCCCCGGGCTGACGTGAAGGGTAAGCCCACCACTGCCATCATCAAGTCTCTGGGCGACAGCTACGGCTACTCCATTCAGGAAATGCGTGCCTCTGCTATGGCGGGTAAGTCTCTGGATGCCCGCAAGGCCGAGTCCGCCCGCTATCAGATCGACTACCTGAACAACAAAATCGCGTGGAACGGCGATGCCGAGACCGGTCTGCGCGGCGTTCTGTCCAAGGACAACGATGTGCCGCTGTACGTCCCTGCGACCGGCGCAAAGGGTTCTACCAAGTGGGCGGACAAGACCGAGGACGAGATTCTGGCCGACATCACCGGTATGCTGAAGCAGGTCGCCCGCACCACCAAGAAGGTGGAGAAACCGGACACTCTGGCGCTGCCGTCCGAGGCGTATATCGAGATTCAGAACCGTCGTATCGAAAGCACTGCCACCACCGTGCTGAAGTACGTTCAGGACAATATCAAGGATATTGCCCGTATCGTCTCTTGCCCGGAGCTGGACCCCGACAGTGTGGATACCAACCCCTATGCAGCAGAAAGCGATGGCAAGGGCGTTGCGCTGCTGTTCAAGAACGACCCCCGCAAGTTCACTATCGAGAACCCGCTGTCCTTCATGCAGTACCCGGTCCAGCCGGAAGGCCTGGAGATGGTCGTTCCCTGCGAGGCCCGCACCGCAGGCGCTATCATCTACTACCCCATGTCCATGCTGATTGCTACTGGCATCTGCTGATTCACCTGTGGAGCTGCCGTACGTTTGTACGGCGGCTCCTATCTTTTTGTAAAGGAGCTATGACATGAAACTGAAGAATATCGGAAACAAAATCATCAGCGTCGGCGCTACCGTGATCCTGCCGGGTGAAACCAAGGAAGTCACCGGCTATGACGACAACGAGATTGTGAGGTTCTTCATCGGGCAGGGAAACCTGTCCGAGGTCAAGAGCCGAACTGCTGCAAAGGAGAAATAAGCCATGGAGGATGCCGTCAGAATTTTCAGGCTGGTTGCCACCGAGTTCGACGTGCTGAACGACGAAACCGTTGAGGCGTGGCTGAACCTCACATCTCCGCTCATCAGCAAGAAGGTGTTCGGGAAACTGTACGACCAAGCTATCGCCCTCCTGACGGCACATCGTCTGAAAATGGCTGGCTACGGCGATAACCAGTACGGAACCGTCGGCGACACGCTGCGCATCGGAAGCTACTCCGAGGGCGAAACGTCCATCGGCTTCAACGTAAATCAGGGAACCTCCCTGATGGCTGATGCCGAGTTGGCGCTGACGCCCTATGGTCTGGAATATCTGACGCTGCGGCGGTTGGTGGTTATCCCTATTCACTCTGCGGGTGAATGCCGATGACCGGCGGGTGGGACCGGCTGACTCCAGAGGGCGAGAGATTCTTCAAGCAGATCGACGAGCTTCAGGATAAAGAGGTTTTCGTCGGGTTTCAGGCCGGAAAGGTAACGGATGACTGCGGTGTTGATATGGCGCAGATCGCCATGTGGAATGAGCTGGGAACATCGACTGCGCCATCCCGACCGTTCCTGCGGAAAAGCGTTGATGAGAACGCCGACCCCATCAATGCCATGTGTACGCAGCAGCTCAAGAACATCACTGCTGGGGGAACAGCCGAGCAGAGCCTGAAGCAGGTCGGCGTATTCGGCGTTGGCTTAGTTCAAGACAAAATCGAGAGCGGAAGCTACGAGCCGAATGCACCGTCTACCATCCGCAGAAAAAAATCGGATAAACCGCTGATTGACACCGGCCGAATGCGCCAGTCCGTGAAGTACGTTATCCGCAAGAAGGGAAGTGACTGATATGGGAATTGGGATTTTCCGCAGAGCGTTTGTCGTGCGCCGATTTGGCGAGGAACATATCGTAGACGGATATGGAGTCGCCGGGTGGAAAGATATGATCACGTCACTTAACGTGCAGCCTCTCTCCAAGGACGAGCTTCAGGCACTCCCGGAAGGCCAGAATACCGTGAAGCGCATGAAGGCATTCGGCAATCTTGTCTTCAACACTGCAAGCCAGTCCTCCGGTCGCCGGGGTGACTGGCTTTTTTATCAGGGAAGCATGGACCCGGAAGGTCACTGGTACGAATGCGTAAGCTCGCTGGGGTGGGACCACACGATGCTGGGTCACTGCCGCAGCGAGTTCGTGCAGGTTTCTGAGGCAGAAGCCAAGCGTGTTCCGCGCCCTGAAATCCAGCCGGACGGGAAAGGCGGGTATTGTTTATGACGCTATCCGAACTGAAGAAGCTGCTCAAGCAGCTTACCCAGATGTACTTTACGGGTGCAACTGTGACATACGCAAAGCAGAGTTTTCTGGCAAAGCCCGACAGCCCTCTGGTCACGCTGACCACTGGCTCCGTCAGCCGGTCGAGGGACCCGCCGGTCAAAATCATTGAGGGAACGCCGGTGGCCTTTTATCCTGCATCCGTTCCTGTGCAGGTTGATCTGTTCACACACGGACAGCAGACGGAGATTGCACCGGGATATACCCCCATTGCTGAAAATACGGCGGAGGACGATATGCTCGCATTTGAGAACTTCCTGAACTCGCCGTTTGTTACGCAGTGGTGTCACCAGCACGATATTGCCATCGTTGTACCGTCCACGGTTCAGGATTTGACCGGCCTCATTCACGATACGAACTATGAGTTCCGGGCAATGCTGGAGATTGCCGTGTACTTCACGATGGTGGCCGTCGGCTTTACCGGCTCGCTGGACATGGACAGTGTGAAGCACGCCGACGGAGAGGATGACATCCAAGCAGATGATGTCATCAAGATCGAGCCGCAGGTTACTCCGACACCGAGCGGCGGAGGCAGCTCTGAAATGACCGCTTATGAGGGCGACTATTTCACGAACGCAGAGATAAATAACAGACTCGTAAAGGAGGAAAAAGATATATGAGCACTAGCCTCGATAGGATTTGTACCGTTGACATCTCGCTGGCGTCCCCCATCTCCAACGATGCCAACTTCGACAATATCCTGATTCTGGGTCCTGCCCCTGCAAATCCGACTGGGGATGTACCCGCCATCGGCGTGTACAACAGTCTGGAGGAGCTGACGGCGCTGGGCATCGCTGCCACCGGTGAACGCACCGACCCTGTTGGCGTGGCTGCACGGGTGGCTTTTTCGCAGTCTCCCAGACCCCACGAGGTCTATGTTGCCTTTATGGGCGGCATCGTGGACAAGGAGAGCGAAGACCCCGCATTGCAGACCGTAAGTGATGTTCTGGAGAATGCGCTGGCCGTCAATGGCTGGTACTGCATCTGCCCGGTCGGCCTGGCGGATGAAAAGGTCAAGGAAATCATCCAGTGGACCGAAACCCAGAACAAGCTGTGCGGCTACATCGACAAGGACCCGGAAAAGCCTATTGTCGAGACCGGCCTGTACCTGCGCAGCTTCCCGTTCTTCCCAAAGGAAACCGCAGACCAGTTGGAGAACGACATCCCGGCCGAAAACCTGTACGGCATGGCTGTAGCTGCGGCCGTCAAGGCGATGAACTACCACGCCGGTCAGGAAACGTGGGCACTGATGCCGCTTGCGACCGTTTCTCCTGCAAAGCTGACCAGCACGTTTATCAAGAAACTGGAGGCCGCAAATTTCAACTACGTCATTACCGTGGCATCCAAGAACATCACGCAGGGCGGCAAGACCGGCGGCGGTGAGTGGATTGATGTTATCCGCTTCCGCGACTGGCTCCAGAACGATATGCAGGTTCGTGTCGTGAACCTGCTCATCGTCAACCCGAAGATTCCCTACACCGACAACGGTATCGGCCTTGTTGAGAACCAGATGCTTGCATCCCTGAAGGACGGCCAGAAGTACGGCGGCATTGCTCCTACGGAGTACGATGCAGACGGAAATGCTATTCCGGGCTACACCACGTCCGTGCCGCTGGCAGCAGACCTGACCAGCACCCAGAAGGCATCCCGCATCCTGAAGGACTGCAAGTTCTCTGCCCGCATTGCTGGTGCTATCCATGTGGTAGAAATCAAGGGTTGCCTGACCTACGAGAATCTGTAAGGGAGGGAAAGTAAATGTCCAGCAAGATCAAGAACTACAACCCGAAGGAAGTTATCGTCACCTGTGGTACGCACATTGTCACCGGCTATGCAGATGACAGCTTCATCAGCATTGAGCCGAACGGCGACGGTATTACCAAAAAGACCGGCTGTGACGGCGAAATTGCCCGTTCAATTTCGCCGGATAACACCTACAAGGTCAAGCTCACCCTGTTGCAGACCAGCGACAGCAACTCGTACTTCTCCGGTATGGTCAATCTCGACCGCGACACCGGCAACGGTCTGTTCCCGATTCTGATCAAGGACCTGAAGGGCGGTCTGGTGTTCAGTACGGAAGCTGCGTGGTGTGTGAAGAAAGCTCCCGTCACTCGCGGCAAAGAGACCAACAACCGTGAGTGGGAGCTTGACACCGGCGATGCCACCATGAACGAGTAAGGAGGACACCGATGAATAACCTGAAGCAGCTCGAAACCCGCGAAGTCACCGTGGGCGAGAACATTTTCTACATCCGGCCGCTCCCGGCGTTCAAAGCAGCGAACATGACCGGAGAGCTGGCAGCACTCGTCCTGCCGCTCGTTTCCGGCCTTGCGCCGCTGCTGTCTGCGGTGGACCTGGAGAAAGAGGACAATGGCCTGCTCGACATCAAGGTTGAGGATGCGGCTCCTACGATTGCGGGGGCCTTTTCTTCGCTTGATGGCGATAAGGTTGAGCAGATTCTGAAGCACCTGCTGATCGCGGGCAGCAACATCTCGGTGGAACAGCCGGGCGAAAAGGTGCGCCTGCTTACGGAAGACCTTGCCAATGAAGTGTTCTGCACCGATGTGCAGGATATGTTCATTTTGGCCTTTGAGGTCATCCGCACCAACTACAACGGTTTTTTCAAGAAGCTCGGCGACCGATTTGGCAAAGTCGCCGAGTGGGCGGAGAAGACTCTGAAGAAGGCACGGAGCGCTACGGCGACCTCGACCTCAGCGACTTCACAGAGCTTGAGCTGAGAATGTATATCCTCATCAAGGCCCGGCTTGCGTCCATGTGGGAGCTGAAGAACTGCTACACGCTGGACGAAGCTCTGAAGCTCTATGCACTGTACCGCATGGAGCAGGATGTGGAGGCCGGCCGGGTAGAGGATATGGCTAAGGAGGTGAGCTGACCAGCATGACCATAAGAGACATCGGCATTCTGTTTGGCTACAAGGTCGATGAATCCTCCGAGCGAAAGGTAGAAGGCAGCATCAAATCGCTGAAGTCGATGGCCTCCAAGGTCCTCGGCGCGGTCGGCATCACGCTGTCCGTGGCCGGTATCAAAAAAGCCATTGACGGCTGCGTAGAAGTTGCATCCTCCGTTGAGGAAATGGAGAACAAGTTCAACGTGGTCTTCGGCGATATGCGGGATGATGTTGATAAATGGGCGCAGGATTACTCTGATGCCATCGGCCGCAACAAAAACGACATCAAGACGTACCTTGCCGACCAGCAGAACCTGTTGGTCGGTTTTGGCATGACCCGCCAAGCCGGTGCCGAAATGGCCGAGCAGATGACATCGCTGGCGCTCGACCTTGCCTCTTTTGGCAATATGGACGAAACAACGTCCGTAAATGCCATGACGAAAGCCGTCATGGGCGAGTCCGAAGCGGCCAAGACGCTGGGCGCAGTGCTTAACGACAGCACCAGAGCGCAGGCGATGGCTACGCTGGGCCTGAAGGGAACCTACGATAAGCTGGACCAGCTCACGAAGATGCAGGTCAACTATCAGGCTATCCTCCAGCAAAGCCCGGACGCCATTGGTGATTGCAAGCGCAGTCTCGACAGCTACGAAAGCACCAAGAAGCGCTACATCGCCAAGCTGAAGGAAATCAAGACGATCGTCGGCCAGTTCTTCCTGCCGACCTATCAGAAGATTCTGAGCATTGGCGCGAAGGGGCTGACGATGGTTCGCGACTGGCTCCAGAAGCTCACCGACCTTACGGATAAGCTGGGCGGCTCGCAGCGCGTTATATCGGTCCTGATAGGCGCACTGACCGCCCTGTTTGTAGCCATGAATCTCAAGAAGATTGGACTGGTCATAAGCGGCTTTACGAAGCTGGCGCGGGCAATAGGGCTGGGCCACGGGAAGGCACTGGCCTTCTTTGCTGTTTTTCTGCTGCTGGCTCTCGTGATCGAGGACTTCATCTCGTTCATGAGGGGCGACAACAGCCTGCTCGGAACCATGCTCGAACGAGCTGGCATAGACTGCGAAAAGCTACGCCAGAACATCATCGGAGTATGGACGAATATCAAGCAGGCCATCGGGTACATCGGAGAGGGAATCCGCAACGTGGTTGTCCCCATATTTGAGGGCATCCGAACGGCGGCGGTGGTAGCGTTCGAGAAGATTCAGCAGAAGGTGGCTCAGGTAGCCCCCGGAATAGCTGCGTTCTTCGACAAACTGGGCAGCGGCAAGGTTGACAAGAAGCAGTGGACGGACATCGGCGAATCCATTGGTAGAATTGCCGTGGGCGTCGTGGCCGTCATTGCGGCTGTCAAGGGAATTTCCGCAGTCTTCGGCGTAATCACGACCATCATTTCCGTTGTCAAAGCGGTTATTTCTGTTATCAAGCTCGCGTTTGTTGTCGTAAAGAGCATCATTACGGTCATCAAGGTGGTAGGTGCTGTAATCTCCATCGTCGCAAGCGCCTTTGGCCCGGTGATTCTGGCAATCGCTGCTGCAATCGCAATCGGTGTTCTGCTGTGGAAGAACTGGGACAAGATTCGTGAGGCAGCAGGCAATCTGCTGGAAGGCATCAAGGCTACGATTGGCAAC